TTCCAATAACCCATCATTATTAATCAAGCCATCTGGTGATGCTCCAAGCCAATCTTCATAAGGATGAAAGCCTGTAGCAACAACATTATTATTGGTGCTTAGTTCATAATCCATTATTGCCAATGGCTCATTATATGTGCCATAGTCAGTAGCTACGTTGCCTTTAAACTCGCTAGGGTAGCCATGATATTGACGCACCATGTTACGCATAACATCTTCTGGCTTCATAAATGGCGACATACCTAGTATTGCACCAACACTTGAACCAGTCACACGGTTTTTCCTAGCAGTAAACCATTCTTCTGTTCTTTGTTGTTCCATTGTCATTACTCCTTATTTCTTATCAACAATAGACAGCAATCTTTCGTCATCTTTCCATTTGTCCATGCTAAGAAAAATACTTGCAATGTATTTAATATCGTCTTGCGTTGATGCAACATTTCTTTTAATTAATCTGCCAATTTGCAAGCCAGTTACTTCTTTGATGTGCTGAATATTTCCAATGGTTATTTCACAATCAAATATTTTATTCATTTCATTTGCTATAAATTTATAATCAGCATTTGTATATAATTCAATATTTGCTTCAATATGTTTTGCTATTTCCCAAATGTTTTTTTGAGTTAATCGGTTTACAGTTTTTGCAGTCATTTTTATTTACCTTATATTTATAGTTAAGTTATGCACATCCTTGTGCATGGGGTTATTTACCAGGGTACGTCAGCGTGTAGACCTTCATCAACTACAACTGGTTCTGGTGTAGGTGTTCCACCTTTTCTTGGAGCTACAGATGCAACCCAGTTACCTGTACGGTCATTTAATTCCCAAATCATTACTTTAATAAGCATTGGTTTATGCAGTAATGCTTTAGCCATTGCTGTATCGTTTGGAGATTCATCAGACTGTGCTAATTTACCCCCACAGTTTGCATCAATAGCCATCAACATTTTCTTGGCTTTGTCTGCTTTCTTTGTATCAACATCAAAAACCCTAACCTTTTGAAAAACTTTACGTCCTTTATAAATAGCAGGCTCTGCTATTACCCAACGTAGGCTGATGTATTCATCACCTTGATACTCAGCAAGGCCAGCTTCATCAATCATTGCTAGGCAAGTTGTGTTGTCAGGAATATTTTCAATAGTACCGCCACCAGAAGTAAATTCACCGGTTGTAGTAATTGCTGCGTTATCGCTTGTTGTCCAAAAATTTGCCATTGTTTATGCTCCGATTGAAGGGATTAAGTTTAAAAGTGGGTTTGTGCCGTTTACAACTAATAAGTCATCACTAATACCGTAGCGGTTCTTACTAACATTTGCAGCGGAGGCGTATGTTACCAGTATTCTAGTGCCATCGCTTATGGCTTTTTTACGATCCCCATCACCAAAGGTATGAGTTTCTAATTTTAAATAGCCAACCAGGTCAACATTATCTGTATAATGCGAAACACTCTTTTTCTGCATACGGATGTTGTAGCGTGTGTATGGGTCTTGGTCAGGCAGTTCAATGGTTTCTGTTTCGCTGTGCGCTATAAAAACAATGTTCATGCCTTTGGTTTCATTCAAGATACCAGCAGCTCTACGAACTCTGCCATGATAAGAAGATAATGCTTGAAAACCAGCTCCGTACCCACCTAATGCTTGTGCTATGGTACGTGGTTTTTTAGGGTCTGTGTCTACAATATGATTCATAAACAAATTGTCTAACTGGGTAACGCTGTCTATCACCAAAGTTTTATAATCATGCTGGTCTTTTATAAGAGCGGTTAGTTGCTCCCATAATTGGTCAACAGTATTAAGAATGGGAAACGCATCAGGTCTTGAAGCAACAGGTATGGCTTGTAAACCGTCCTCTGCTCTGATAAATATTGGTTTGGGAAAGGTTGCTGCAAGGCTTGTTTTGCCTAATCCTGCATCACCTGTTAATGTGCAAATGATCGAACGATCATCTGGTTTTGCTATAGAGCTTAATATGCTCATCTTTACTACTCCTTCATTGAGGGTTAAAAAACTTTTTCTTTATTCCGTTGCATATCTTACCGATTTAATTTAGAATTGCAACACCTTAATTAAATAAATAGGAAATAAAAATGTTAACCATCGAACAAATACAAAACAAGTTAGTTTTTATGAACTTAAAAGCTGTCAGCGGAGCAACTGACATTGGTTATAATTTATTGTGGAAAATTGCTAACAATAAAATGATAAACATTCCCCATAAAGAAGTTGTTATTCTTAGTGAGTTTTTGGAGAATTTGTAGTGCTACCTGATCTTTGCGATGCAATAAGGTCGGTTGGCTATGAACCACCATCTAATATAGCCATAGGAAAAGTCACTAGATTTTCAACCAACGGCAGGCGCAATGATCGTTCTGGTTGGGTGCATGTGTTTGACGATGCAAAAGGAGCTGTGTTTGGCTGTTGGCGTAGTGGTGAACAGCACCAATGGTTTGAAAAACGTGATTATGTTCCAGACATACACGAACAAGAAGCCATGCGTCAACAGTTTGAGGAAGCCAAACGCAAAGCAGTTGCTGAACGTGACCAGGCTTATGCTGTAGCTGCAAAGGAAGCACAGGTATTATTTGACAATGCCGTTCCAGTAGTAAGCCATGACTATCTTACCAACAAAGGCATCAAGCCTAACATGGCTCGTATGTTTGGCGGTAAGTTGCTTATACCAGTTTATGGTGCGGATGGTATTTTACAATCAGTACAAGCTATTTTTAGTGATGGCGCTAAAAGATTTCATTCTGGCGGTAAGATGGCAGGCGGTCATTGTTGGATTGGCGACCCTGCTGTTGGTGAAACTTTATTAGTAGCCGAGGGTTTTGCCACAGCGGACAGTCTTAATGAAGCAACAGGCTATGCAGTTTGTATTGCTTTTAGTGCTGGCAATTTAAAATCCATTACACAAATGATTGCAAGCCAATACATTGGCAAGAAAATAGTTATTTGTGCCGACAATGACACCAGTGGAGTTGGTATTAACAAGGCAAAAGAATGTGGAGTTGATATTGTATTGCCAACCATTGATGGTGACTTCAATGACATGATGTCAGAAAAAGGTATTGATGCAGTTAGGGAAACTATTTTTGGTAAAGTAAAGCCAGAGGAGTTATTTGTCGCCATTGAAGATATGATGGCAAGCATTAGCAAACCTGACTGGTTAATTAAAGGCATACTTGAGCGTGGTAGCATGAATCTTCTTTTTGGGGAGTCTGGTGCTGGTAAAAGTTTATTTGCGATGGATTGGGCGTTTTGTGCCGCCAATGGTAAAGACTGGCATAATCATAAAGTAAAAGAAGAATTAAAGACATTGTATATATTAGGTGAGGGTTTTCGTGGTGCTTCTATGCGGTTTAAAGCTCTATCTCAAAAGTATAGCTTAACACCAAAAAATATACGGTTAAGCAGAAGATCAATCAACTTACTTGATAATAAGGAAGCTGATGAAGTTATAAAAATAGTCACCGAGTTAGATTTTATACCTGACATTATTATTATTGATACACTACACCGCAACATGGTGGGTGATGAAAATTCTAGCGAGGATATGGCTATGTATTTTAAATCCATAGAGTTGCTTGCTAGGCGTTTAAATTCAGCCATTGTTACTGTTCACCATAGTGGGCATGGTGATAAAGGTAGATCAAGAGGGTCATCATCAATTAAAGCAGCTATGGACGCAGAGTTTTGTGTTACAAAGAATGGCGATGGGATTACATTTTCCTGCACCAAGTCTAAAGATTTTGGTTTTGGTACGGACATGGGTTTTGTTATTAAAGAAGTAGAGCTAGAAGGTGAAGTTTTTTATGATGAAGATGATGATAAACAAATTACAAGTGTTTATTTACATTATATGGGTGTGGCTACAAAAGAAAAAACATTGTCCAAAAAGTTACAAAAGGCAATGGACAGTTTAGTTTTAGCATTAGAAACTATTGGAAAAGAGCGTCCAGAACTGTCCATTTTAGGTTCTGGACAGGTAATTGTAAGTCTGTCCGAATGGAAGCCATTTTTTAATGAACATAAAGAACTGGCTGAAAGACGACAAAACTTTTCAGAGTGCAGAAAAGAGCTGTTAAAACAAGAACTTATAGCAATTGATGGAGAATATAGTGGGGTTTTATAGTCTGTCCACCTGTCCAAATTGGACACTTTTGGACAGGCTGTACAGGATTAATAAAAGTGTCCGTCCTGTCCGAGTGTCCTTTAGGACACGGACAGGTGGACAGGAATCTCGGACAAGACATTGGATGGAAGAATTATTAGAGTTTATAAAAGAGATTGGAAAAGAGTTTGGAGAAGTAAAAGCAAAAGCAATTAAGGTTGATGGTAAAGTGGTTTTACACGAAGGTAATTTTCAACAGGAACGCAAAGGACTGGATTTATGATAAAAAGACACGTGACAAAACTGTGGTTACTTCCTTTTGTGTTGATTGTATATGTGGGGATATTTGTAGTGGGGATATTTAAAATGGTGTTTAACAAATGAGTGACGAGGATTATTTTTATTTAATGTGTGAGCGCATGAACAAGATGCCAACTGATGCTCAATTACAGGAGTTTTTAAAGGAAGTTAGTAGTAGCATTAGAGTAAAGGCTTTTGTCGTTGCTATGGGGTTATAATGAAGCACAGTCATTACTTTAAAAATGTACAGCATCTTGACGGCATTGATGTTTATAGAGTGTTAGAATTGTTTAATGTAACAGACCCTTGTTTGCAACATGCAATTAAAAAACTGCTGTGCGCTGGTGGTAGAGGTGCAAAGGATATGGAGCAAGATGTTCAAGAAGCAATGGATACGTTAGAACGTTGGCAGGACATGCAAGTGGAGGATGAGT